CGAAATGGTCCGCGCTCAGGGCGGCGAGCCGCTCCAGCATCGTGTCGATCTCGGACTTGGCGGCGATGAAGGCGTCGAGGGCTATCGTGTTGTCGGTCGCGCGGCGGGTCATCCGGGTGGCTCCTTGGTGAGTTGCATCGCTTCGTTGGAGTGACGTTCGCTCCGGTCGCGACGCTTATCAACTCGATAAGCACATGATCTTGAATGATAATCGGAGGCGTCGATGCAGGGCATGAGCGAGCGCCAGTACGCCGCCCATGTCGGGCTGTCGCGGGGCGCGATCCAGAAGGCCAAGGCCGCCGAGCGGCTGGTCCTCTATCCCGACGGCAGCATCAACGCGGCGGCCAGTGACGCGCGGCGGGCGGAAACGACGGACCCGTCCAAGACCCGAAAGCCGCCCGCGCCGAAGCTGAAGCCGGTGCCCGAGGCCGCTGTCGCCGCCGTGGGCGACACGCTCCGCGAACAGGGGCTGGCAGTTCCCGCCGTCGGCGGCGGCACGACCTTCCTGCAGGCCAAGACGGCGAACGAGGTGCTGAAGGCGCAGGAGCGGCGCATCCGGCTTCAGAAGCTGAAGGGGGAATTGATCGAGCGGGCCCGTGCGCTGGCGCTGGTGTTCCGCCTGGCGCGGGAGGAACGGGACGCATGGGTGAACTGGCCTGCACGCGCGGCGGCGCTGATGGCGGCCGAGCTTTCGGCCTCGTGCCGCGACGCGACGAGCCAGCAGATCACCGTGGAGCCAGCCGTGATGCAGAAGGTTCTGGAAAAACATGTACGCGCCCACCTCGACGAACTCGCCGAGGTCCGGCCCGACTTCCGGTGACGATGATGGCCTGACGGACTTCGACGGCGCGGGCGAGATCCTGCGCGCCTGGGGCAACGGGCTGCGGCCCGACCCGGACCTGACCGTCTCGGAATGGGCGGACCGGCACCGGATGCTGTCGGGCCGCGCATCGGCCGAGCCCGGGCGGTATCGCACGGTGCGCACGCCCTACATGCGCGAGATCATGGACCGGCTGAGCCCCGGCGATCCCACGCAGCGGATCGTGTTCATGAAGGCCGCACAGGTCGGCGCGACCGAGGCGGGCAACAACTGGATCGGGTTCGTGATCCACCAGGCGCCGGGCCCGATGCTCGCGGTCCAGCCGACGGTGGAACTGGCCAAGCGCAACTCGCGCCAGCGGATCGACCCGCTGATCGACGAGAGCCCCGAGCTGCGAGAGCGGGTCAAACCGGCGCGCTCGCGCGACGCGGGCAACACGATGCTGTCCAAGGAATTCGCGGGCGGCATCCTGATCATGACAGGGGCGAACTCGGCGGTCGGACTGCGGTCCACGCCGGCGCGGTACATCTTCCTCGACGAGGTGGACGCCTATCCGGCCTCAGCCGACGAGGAAGGCGATCCGGTGACGCTGGCCGAGGCCCGGTCGCTGACCTTCGCCCACCGGCGAAAGGTGCTGCTGGTCTCGACGCCCACCATCCGGGGGCTGTCGCGCATCGAGCGGGAATTCGAGGCGAGTGACCAGCGCCGGTTCCACGTGCCATGCCCGCATTGCGGCGCGATGCAATGGCTGAAGTTCGACCGGCTGCGCTGGCAGAAGGGACGGCCGGAAACGGCGGAATATCACTGCGAGGGCTGCGACGCGGCAATCGCGGAACACCACAAGACGGCGATGCTGGAGGGTGGCGAATGGCGGGCGACCGCCACCGCCGCTGATCCGACCACGGTCGGGTATCACCTCTCGGCGCTCTATTCGCCGATCGGCTGGCTGAGCTGGGAGCGGATCGTGCGGGCATGGGACGCGGCGCAGGGCTCGGACGAGGCGATCAAGGCATTCCGCAACACGATCCTCGGCGAGACATGGGTCGAGACCGGGGAAGCCCCGGACTGGCAGCGGCTCTACGACCGTCGCGAGCGCTGGACGTCCGGCACGGTGCCTGCGGGCGGGCTGTTCCTGACGGCCGGGGCCGACGTGCAGAAGGACCGGATCGAGGTCGACGTCTGGGCCTGGGGTCGTGGGCTGGAAAGCTGGCTCGTCGATCATGTCGTGATCGAGGGCGGGCCGGATCGGCATGACGCCTGGTCGGAACTGACGGCGCTGCTGGACCGAAGCTGGCCGCACGAGCGCGGCGCGCATCTCAGGATCGCGCGGCTCGCCATCGATACCGGCTACGAGGCCCCGGCGGTCTATTCCTGGTCGCGGGCGCAGGGCTTTGGGCAGGTGTCGCCGGTCAAGGGCGTCGAGGGGTTCAACCGCTCGAGCCCGGTGTCGGGCCCGACCTTCGTCGACGCGACCGAGGGCGGAAAACGCCTGCGGCGCGGGGCGCGGCTCTGGACCGTGGCGGTGTCGACCTTCAAGGCCGAGACCTACCGCTTCCTGCGACTGGCGCGGCCGACCGAGGAGGAGATGGCCGACGGGGCGGCATTCCCGCCCGGCTCGGTGCACCTGCCGCACTGGGTCGAGAACGAATGGCTGAAGCAGTTCGTGGCCGAGCAGTTGGTGACGGTGCGCACGAAGCGCGGCTTTGCCCGGCTGGAATGGCAGAAGCTGCGCGAACGAAACGAGGCGCTGGATTGCCGGGTCTATGCCCGCGCCGCCGCCTGGATCGCGGGCGCGGATCGCTGGTCTGAGGCGAAATGGCGCGACCTCGAGGATCAGCTCGGGGCGGCGCCAACGGAAATGGATGGCGCAGGGCGGGTCAACCGACCGCAATCCGCACCCGAAGGAAAGCGGCAGTCGGACTGGCTGGGCCGACGCGGAGGATGGTTCTGACATGACCGACTGGACGGAAACGGAGCTCTCGGCGCTTCGCCGGGCCTACGCCAGCGGCACGACGCGCGTCAGCTATGACGGCAAGTCGGTCGACTACGGTTCGGCCGAGGATCTGCTCGCCCGCATCCGGACCATCGAACGTGCCGTCGCGGGCGTCAGCCGTCCGCTGCCGGTGGCTGGGCTGGCTGGTTTCTCGCGCGGGGATCGCTGATGTCGGCGACCTGGTTCGATCACGCCATCGCCACGGTGGCGCCGCGCATGGCGGCCCGCCGTGTCATGGCGCGGCAGGCGTTCGAGACCCTGACGCGCGGTTACGACGGCGCCGCGCGCGGACGGCGGACCGAGGGCTGGCGCGCGCCGGGATCCTCGGCCGACACCGAGATCGGCGTCGCCGGGGCGCTCCTGCGCGACCGGATGCGGGATCTCGTGCGCAACAACCCGCATGCGGCCAAGGCCGTGGCGGTGCTGGTCAACAACATCATCGGCGCGGGGATCATGCCGCGCGCCGCCAGCGGCGACGACACGCTGGACCGGAAGGTCGACGCGCTGTTCGAGCGCTGGACGGCGGAGTGCGACGCCGACGGTCAGCTGGACTTCTACGGCCTGCAGACGCTGATCTGCCGCGAGATGGTCGAGGCGGGCGAGGTGCTGGTCCGTCGAAGGCTGCGACGTGCGAGCGACGGTCTGCCCGTGCCGCTGCAATTGCAGGTTCTCGAGGCGGACTTCCTCGACGCCACCAAGTCCGGCGCCCTCGGCGCGGGGCGGCTCGTGCAGGGGATCGAGTTCGACCCTGTCGGCAAGCGCCGCGCCTACTGGCTGCATGCCGAACATCCTGGTGACGCCTATGGGGCGTTACAGAACGGATTGCAGAGCCGCCCGGTGCCAGCGTCAGAGATCGCCCATGTCTACGAGAAGCAGCGCACGCAGGCGCGTGGCGTTCCCTGGGGTGCGCCGGTGATCCGCAGCCTGCGCGATCTCGACGACTACGAGGTGGCCGAACTGGTCCGCAAGAAGACCGAGGCCTGCGTCACCGCCATCGTCTTCGGCGACGACGAGGCCCAGCAGGGCATCGCGCCCTCCGTGGTCGACGCCGATGGTAACCGGGTCGAGCAGTTCGAGCCGGGCCTGATCGCCTATGCCCGCGGCGGCAAGGACATCCGCTTCAACCAGCCCTCCGCCACCGGCGGCTACGGTGAGTACAAGCGCGCCAGCCTGCACACGATCTCGGCCGGATTCCGGGTGCCCTACGAGCTGCTGACCGGCGATCTCAGCCAGGTGAACTATTCCTCGATCCGGGCGGGCCTCGTGGAGTTCCGCCGCCAGATCGACGCCGTCCAGTGGCAGCTGTTCATTCCGATGTTCTGCGCGCCGGTCTGGCGCTGGTTCACGGAAGCAGCGTGGGCGGCGGGCCAGATCCCGTCGCCGATCGTGCCGGTCGAATGGTCGCCGCCGAAGTTCGAGGCGGTCGATCCGCAGAAGGACGCGATGGCGAACCTGCTGTCGATCCGCTCCGGCACCATGACCTTGGCCGAGGTGATCGCGAAACAGGGCCGCAACCCCGACGCGGTGCTGGCCGAGATCGCTGCCACCAACGCGAAGCTCGATGCGCTGGGGCTGGTGCTCGACAGCGATCCGCGGCGGGTCACCAAGACCGGCAGCGCGCAGACCGGCGATCCGGCGGCCGATCCCGCCGCCGACGACCCCTCCGCCAAAGCGGAAACCGACCCGGCGCAGGCCGACCAACAGGACTGACCTCATGGACACGATGATCGAATTGCCGGCCATGCGCCGGTCGGCGGAGCTTGCGCCGAACACGGCCGATGCCGACAGCCGCACCGTCGAGGTGGTCTGGTCGGCCGGGGCGCGCGTTCGTCGCGCGACCTTCTTCGGCGAGCCCTATGATGAGGAGCTCAGCCTCGACCCGGCCCATGTCCGCCTCGACCGGCTGAACGCGGGCGCACCGTTCCTGAAGGTGCACGAGCTCGACACGCTCGACGCGGTGATCGGCTCTGTCGTCCCCGGTTCCGCCCGGATCGAGAACGGCCGGGGCATCGCGCTGGTCCGGATCTCTGAGCGCGCGGACGTCGAGCCGATCTGGCGCGACATCCAGGCGGGCCACATCCGGGCGGTCTCCATCGGCTACCAGGTCCACCGCTTCGAGGTCTCGAAACCCGAGGCCGCGCGCGAACTCTGGCGGGCGGTGGACTGGACGCCCTTCGAGGTCTCCGCCGTCGCGGTCGGCGCCGATCCCGCCGCGGGCTTCCGCGCCCAGCATCCCCTTCACGACTGCGTCCTCCACCGCCGGGACGCCCCTACACCGCAAGGAGCATACCCGATGACGGACAAGACCCAGACCCCGGCGAGCGACGCCGCACTCCCCGCCACCCAGCCGACCGCGCCGGTCGAAACCGAGGACACCCCCATGACCGAGCCGAAACCGGCTGCGCCCGACCCGAAGGTCGCCGCCAGCGAGACCCGCAGCCAGCCGAAGACGCAGGCAACGCCCGCGCCCGACACCGAAGCGGTCGCCACCCGCGCCCGTGAGGCCGAGCGTGACCGCGTCTCCACCATCTATGATCTCGCCGGGCGGCTGAACCTCGAGCGCGGCTTCGCCGAGGATCTGGTCAAGCGCGGCGTCAGCGTCGACGAGTCCCGCCGCCTGATCCTCGATCAGGTCGCGGCCAAGTCCGACGAGACCCGGACCTTCCCCCATGTCTCCGTCCCGCTGGGCGGCAGGGACGAGCGCATCACCCGTCGCGATGCCGTGGCGAATGCGCTGCTGCACCGCTACAGCCCAACACTGTTCCAGCTGGAGGACGCCGCGCGCCAGTACCGCGGCATGACGCTGCTGGAACTCGCCCGCGAAAGCCTCGGCAATGCCGGGGTCAACACGCGGGGCCTCTCGCGCGACGAGGTGGCGACGCGCGCGCTGCATTCGACCTCGGACTTCCCCGAAATCCTGTCGGCGGTCACCAACAAAACCCTGCGGCAAGCCTACGAGGCCTATCCGCGCACCTTCATGCTGTTCTGCCGCCAGGTGCTGGCGACCGACTTCAAGGCGATGCATCGGGTCCAGCTCGGCGAGGCGCCGCAGCTTCTGGAAGTGGGCGAAAGCGGCGAGTTCAAGCGCGGCACGCTGGGCGAGAGCAAGGAGAGCTACAAGGTCAAGACCTATGGCAGGGTGGTCGCGATCACCCGGCAGGTGCTGATCAACGACGATCTGGACGCCTTCACCCGGATCCCGGCGATGTACGGCAACTCCATCGCCCAGCTGGAATCGGACGTGGTCTGGGGGATCATCACCGCCAACCCGGCGATGGCCGACGGCAACGCGCTCTTCCACACCACGCACAAGAACCTCGCGGGCACCGGCGCGGCGCTGGCGGTGGATGCGGTGGGCGCGGCGCGGGCAGCGATGGCCAAGCAGACCGGCCTCGACAAGAAGACGGTGTTGAACGTTCGTCCCGCCTTCCTGATCGTGCCCGCCTCGCTGGAACTGAAGGCCGAGCAGCTGGTCGCGCAGAACCTCGTGCCCGCCGCGACGTCCAGCGTGGTGCCGCAGTCGATCCGCACGCTCGCGCCGATCAGCGAGCCCCGGCTCGACGCCGCCAGCGAGACCGCCTGGTACCTGGCGGCTAGTCCGAACCAGATCGACACCATCGAGTACGCCTATCTCGAGGGTCAGCAGGGCGCGTACATCGAGACCCGCAACGGCTTCGACGTCGACGGCGTCGAAATCAAGTGCCGCCTCGACTTCGGCGCCAAGGCCATCGACTGGCGCGGCCTCTACAAGAACCCGGGCGCGTAATCCGCACCCCATGCTGAACCCTGACATGCGGGCGGCCCTGACGGGCCGCCCTTCGTCTTTCCACGAGGATCATCCCCATGAAAAACTACGTCCAGCCCGGCAACACCCTCACCCTGACCGCGCCCTATGCCGTCGCCTCCGGCGATGGCCTGCTCGTCGGCTCCATCTTCGGCATCGCCGCCGGAGACGCTGCCCTCGCCGAGCCCGTCGAGACCGCGCTCATCGGCGTCTTCGACATCACCAAGGTCGGCTCCCAGGCCTGGACCGTGGGCGCCAGGGTTTATTGGGACGACACCAACAAGCGCTGCACCACGGTCGCGACCGACAACACTCTCGTCGGCGTGGCGGTCGAGGCGGTGGCGAGCGGCGCGGGCGACACCATCGGCCGGGTGCGCCTGAACGCGGCGTTCTGATGAGCGCCTTCGCCGCAGCCGTGGGCTCGCTCTTCGCCGATCCCAACATCGGCCGGGACGCGGTCTATATCGCCGAGGGTGGCGCGCCCCAGCTGGTGCGCGTCGTCGCCCGGCGCGCCGATGCCGTGACCGACTTCGGCGACGCCCGGCTCTGGTCCGAGACCACCCGGATCGATCTGCGCGTGGCTGAGGTGCCGATCCCACGCCCCGGCGACCGCATCGAGATCGACGGCGACGCATTCCTGATCCAGGGAGAGCCCGTCCGCGACCGCGAGCTGCTGGTCTGGACCGTCGATCTGAGGCCCGCGTGACGGCCATGAAGCTGAAGCTCGACATCGATCCCGACATCGTCGCGATGATGGCGGCCGAGGTCGCGGCGGGCGAACGCGCGGTGACGGCCGCCATGCGCGAAGCCGGGACCGGGTTGAAGTCGGCCTGGCGGTTGCAGATCACCGGTGCGGGGCTCGGCACGCGGCTGGCCAACTCGATCCGGAGCCAGAACTTCCCGAGATCGGGTGAGAGCCTCGACGCCGCGGCGCTGGTCTGGTCGAAGGCGCCGGTCATCGTCGGCGCGCATGACACGGGGCCGCTAATCCGCTCGATGGATGGGTTCTGGTTGGCGATCCCGCTGCCCGCCGCAGGCAAGTCCCTGCGCGGCGGCCGGATCACCCCCGGCGAATGGGAGCGCCGCCGTGGCCTCCGCCTGCGCTTCGTCTATCGCCGGACGGGCCCGAGCCTGCTGGTCGCCGAGGGGCGGCTCAACACGAAAGGCCAGGCGGTGGTTTCGCGGTCGAAGACCGGCCGCGGCAAGGTCACCGCGCCGATCTTCCTGCTGGTGCCGCAGGTCAAGCTGCCGAAGCGTCTGAATCTGGCGCGAGACGCAGACCAGGCACTGGACAGCGTGCCGGAACTGATCGTGGCCAACTGGGTGGCGGCCAGAAAGTAAAATGGACCTCAGCTTAACTTGCTACTGGATTCAGAAATCCATTCGAGAAGTGATTGGCTGTTTGAAAAGCAAAATAGCTTTCGAGTGCCAATGCACACATAGAGCTTCGTTGATTGGTCCAGTCGTGCAAATTATGAAGCTGTCTTCAGTAGGCTTTTCCCACGGTCCCTGATGAACGCGCCTTTGAAGCTCGTGTAAAATATCATTCGGACCAAATCCGCAAGAATTTGTATAAGAACAGTCAAAAATGACACGGTCATCATCGTGTACGGTAACGCGAAGAAGCCTTTCAAGTTGGTTCTTAAACGAATCGCCGCCGCTCCAGCAGGAGCTCCGGTCGAGTTGACATTCCGCGCGCCAACTTTCGAAGGCATGGTCGAGGCTTCTTTCGGTCTCGACCGGAGTATCGGTATCAATGCAGAAGTACTTGGTAGGTTCGCCGGCGTCAGCCGAATTTGGCGTCAGAGTATTCCATGTGGGGCGACGCAAGCAGGTAAGGCCATCGCTCTCCAAGGCTGCAAGTATTTCAATTGTGGACATGCTCCAGTCAATACCCTTCACGGATATTGGTTCGGCAGCAGCAGGGCCTGAAACAGCCTGAAAGAAAATGAGAGCTGTCCAGAAGGAAGCATTTTGTAGTGTTTTCGCTTTCAACTTACAGCCTCGCTTTACCGTGCTTGATCGTGGCGAATTGGATGGAAAGATTCGCTTCTTGACAATTGCTCATATACCGCCAAGCTTCCTCGGCGGCCTGTATGAGCGCGGAAAGGAAACACCTCAGCTAGATTTGGAAAGTGCATTCCGTGCAGCTTCAGCGAACGAACTACCTACGGCCATTTCGTCGATTTGTTCACGTTCTGCAGGTGTGACAAAACCGATCCGCCAGTTTGTGGTGAACTTCAAGATGGTCAGATGGCCATCGTATTCCTTGTTTGCAACTTCCTGAAGCTGTTTCCAAAGCTCCATTTCTTGTTCATTCATTGCTCGACCCTCGGTGCGTTTAGTGTCTGATGATCAACAACACCTTGCGTTGACGTCGTCAAGATCTCAACCCTTCCAGCGTGAGAACCTATGCCCACCCTTCGCGAAACCGTTCTCGCCGCGCTGCACGCGCGGCTCTTGGCGCTGCCCGCCACCGCACTGCGCGGCGAGGTGCTGCCCGAGCGCGTGCCGGCCAAGGGCCTGCTGATCCTGCGTGACGGTGAACCCGGCGAGCCCGAGGTCACGCTGTCGCCGCTCGCCTACCACTACCAGCACCGCGCCGAGATCGAGGCGGTCGTGCAAGGCGCCCACCGTGACGCCGCCTTCGACGCGCTGACCGCAAGCATCGGCACGGCGCTCGCCGCCGACCGCACGCTGGGCGGGCTCTGCGACTGGGTCGAGGCCGAAGCCCCGCGCCCAGTCGATCTGCCAGTCGAGGGCGCGGCCAGCCTGAAGGCCGCCGTGATCCCGGTGGTGCTGCACTATTCCACGGCCGATCCGCTCGGCTGATCCCGACAACCGAGGAGAACACCATGGCACGAGCCCAGGGGGCGCGGGCGCTGATGGCGCTTGCGTTCGAGACGACCTATGGAACGCCGCCCGCGAGCGGCTTCACCCGCATGCCCTTCGCCAGCACCTCGCTCGGCGCGGAGCAGCCGCTGCTGAACTCGGAGCTTCTCGGCTACGGCCGCGATCCACTGGCGCCGATCAAGGACGCGGTGACGGCCGATGGCGATGTCGTGGTGCCGCTCGACGCCGAGGCCTTCGGCTTCTGGCTGAAGGCGGCCTTCGGAACACCGACGACCACCGGTGTGGAGGCCCCGTACAGCCACGAGTTCCAGTCGGGCTCCTGGACGCTGCCCAGCATGTCGATCGAGACCGGCATGCCCGAGGTGCCGCGCTATGCGATGTATTCCGGCTGCGTGCTCGACCAGGTCACCTGGCAGATGCAGAGATCTGGCCTGCTCACCGCCACGGCGCGGCTGGTGGCGCAGGGCGAGACGGTCGGCACAACCACCAGCGCCGGAACACCGGCGGCGCTGGAGCTGAAGCGCTTCGGCCATTTCAACGGGGAGATCACGCGCAACGGCACTGCGCTTGGCAACGTGGTCTCGGCCGAGATCACCTATGCCAACAATCTCGACCGGATCGAGACAATCCGCTCGGACGGCCGCATCGACGGGGCGGACCCGTCCATCGCGGCGTTGACCGGTCGGATCGAGGTGCGGTGCGCCGACCAGACGCTGGTGACGCAGGCCATCAACGGCGAGGCCTGCGAGATGGAATTCGCCTACGTCCTGCCGTCCGGCGAGAGCTTCACCTTCACCGTGCACGCCGTCTACCTGCCGCGCCCCCGGATCGAGATTTCGGGACCGCAGGGCGTGCAGGCGACCTTCGACTGGCAGGCGGCGCGCGACAGCGTGGTTGGCCGGATGTGCACCGCCACCCTCGTGAACGATGTGGAGACGTATTGATGCTGACGCTCGACCTCACCAACGCGCCGCGCTGGCATGAGCTTGCCCCCGGCGTCCGGGTGCAGCTGCGACCGCTGATCACCGCGCTGATGGCGGCGACCCGCAGCGATCCGGCCGTCGAGGCAGTGCCCGAGGAGGCCTCGGACGAGGAACGCGCTGTCGCCTTCGCCAAGGCGCTGGCGCGGCGGGCGGTGCTCGCCTGGGATGGCATCGGCGACGCGGACGGCAACCCCATCGACCCGAGCCCGGCGGCCATCGACGCGCTGCTCGACGTCTGGCCGATCTTCGAGGCCTTCCAGCTGACCTATGTCTCGAAGGGTCTACTGCTGGAACAGGAAAAAAACGCCTCCGCGCTCTCGCCGAGTGGTCCTTCGGCGGGGGCGACCGCTACTGCGAAGCCTGCGCGCAAGCCTGCCCGGACTGCCCGGCGCGGCTGAACCGTCCGGAAACCCCAGAGGGTTGGCAGGTCTGGAACCTCGTCGGCCGCCTCGGCGGACAGCTGCGCGTCCTGCCCGGCGCGGTGATCGGCTGGGACATGTCGGCGGCACTAGCGCTCGGTGACGCGCTCGGCGTGCCGCCGCTCGCCATGGGCGAACTGCTGCCCGTCATCGAAGCGGTGATGGTGCGGAAGCTGAACGAGGAGCTGAGTGCGAATGGCAGCCCGGGTGTCAGCCGTTGATCTTCTCGATCAGCGAGACGCCGGGCAGCCCCTCGAAATGCGCGTCGCAGCTCAGAAGCGTCGCGCCTTGGGCCTGTGCAGTTGCGAAGATGATCGCGTCGGCGTTGGCGAGCTTGTGATCGCGGCAGGCTTCCGCGGCCGCCAGCGCGATCTCGGTATCGAGCGGAACGACATGGCAGACCTGCGTGAAGGCGATGACCTGATCGGCCTTGTCCTCGCCGACCTCGCGGGTCAGCCATTTCGCCAGCTCGAGCTGGACCATGGTCGGGACAAGCCACTCGGTCTGTTCGGGCAGCTGCCCGGACAGTTTTTCGCCGGTCGGCGAGCCGATGAGCCACTCAATCCACGCCGACGTGTCGACGAGGATCATCAGAACCGATCCGTCCGGTCGCGATAATCGGTGGCGGACGCGCCGCGCGCGAGCCCCTTCAGCGCCTCGCGCTTGGGCACCGGCACAAGCAGGACGCCCGTGCCTTTCGGGATGAAGGCAAAGGTCAGCCCGGCCTCCCAGTGCTGGGCGGCCCGGATCGCCTTGGGAATCGAGATCTGGAACTTCGAGGAC